AGTTGTGGTGACGATAGTGGTGGTTTTAGCCTTTACCTAAGAGGCAAGCTGAGGGCCGCGCTGTTTTCCTTTTACGACCTGACTGATAGTTGGGCGCAGTTCCGGAAGCGATCATTCAAATATATTATGGAGGAAAGGGAAAATGAGAATTCAAAGGGAAAAGCTTCTCGGAATCTTAGAAGGCGTAAGACCGGGAATCGCAAAAAAAGAAATAATTGAGGAGTCAGCCAATTACGTGTTCGCAAATAAACAGCTCGTCACATACAACGACAGAATATGCGTCATGCATCCCCTCAAATGTGGCTTTCAATGCAGTATCCAATCCGATACCTTTTACAAGCTAATCTCAAAGTTCACAGACGAGGTGGTAGATATAAACCTGGAAGGGGATTGGCTTAAGGTCAAATCGAAAAGCTCAGATGCCGAGCTTGCCGCAATACCGGACACAAAGGTTCTGCGATTTGTAAAGGAGCTGAAGGTTGACAAGATAAAGAAATGGAAGCCATTGCCTAAGAAGATGACCGAGGCTTTTAAATGGTGCTTATTCTCCGCCTCATCTAACGCTTCCATTCCTTACCTGACCGGCATACTTATAACCAATGATTATATCATGTCGACCGATGAGCTTAGAATTAGCCATTACAAGCTCAAAAGCAAGATGGACAGACCTGTTATAATACCGGCCGATTCAGTCAAGGATCTTATCCGTTTCGAGCCTGTTCGCTATGCCTTGACCGATGCCTGGATCTTTTTCCGGAACGAAAACGAGGTCACATTCTGCTCCAGACTTGTCTCGGACGATTACCCGGCGGACGACTACCTGGGCGAATTCGACTTCAAAGGGAAAAGGGTTATATTGCCCGGGGCCTTAAAAGAAGCCCTGGACGTCACTCAGGTATTGGCCGAGGGTGATATTGAAGAGGAAAAGAGGGTCGACATAAGCATTAAAAAAGGCGTGATGAAAATAAAGGCTGAGAAGCAAGAGGTGGGATGGGTAGAGAAGAGGCTTCGCATCAAATACAAAAAGGAAGGAGGCATCACGTTCACCATTAATCCCATTTTCCTTTCTGAAATATTAGCCAAAACAGATGCGGTTCTTATTGGTGAGGATAGGGTTTTATTTCAAGTAGGCGAATTCAAACATCTCGTCTCGTTATTTACGGAGGAATAGCATGAGTAATGAATCGAACGTTGGAGACCTGACAGATTTGGCGGTAGAAATTGTAAACGTAATAAAAGCAAAGTTTGGAGGCAACCCGGCCATTGGTGTTTGCTTTACATTGGAGGACGACCGGAAGGAGGTACATTGGGTAACAAACGTTTCCAGAGTTGACGGCGTAAATCTTTTTCAAAACACAGCCAAAAAGATGATCGCCCAAACAAACTGACAGGGGATTAACATTATAATGAGAGTTTATTTTGCAGGCATTCCCGCAGGATGGCCAGACCATACTGACTGGATAAGTACAGAACGCAAGCTTCACAGACGATTGGGCGTCACCGATCGGTTGATGAGCTATCACTTTCAAATGCATACCGAAGCTTATTTAGAGTTCAGGAGGCAAGATGACAAAAAAGGTGAGAGGGTTCTTCACAAAAGAGGAGCCCAAAAAGCTTCGCAAAAAGGGCAAGTCTAAACAGGCAAAGGACCCATGTGAGGTCTGTGGCCTATACAGACAAGCCATTACCCCAAAGATGGAGGCCCATGGCAATGGTAGAAGGAAAATCCTTCACGTTGCTGAAGGCCCAGGCAAAACGGAGGACAGAGAAGGCGAGCAATTAATAGGGGATGCCGGCCAGTTATACGAGGAAGAACTGTATAAGGTAGGCATCGACCTTCATGAAGATGGCTGGAAGATAAACGCCGTCAATTGCCGGCCACCGGGAAACCGCAAACCGACAAAGAAGGAAATCAAATGCTGTAAATGGATGGTACAGAAAACCATCGACCAGTATCATCCAAAGTTCATCTTCCTATTGGGCAATGCCGCATTGGATTCATTCTATGCAGGACGCTTTTCAGAAAATACCATTAGTAGATGGAGAAGACTTTGCATACCAGACCGTGATACGAATGCCTGGATCATACCTCTTTACCATCCCTCCTATATATTACGAAACAGGGACGACGAGAACCTTCGGGCCCTGTACCGTAAAGACCTTAAATTTGCCGCCTCATGCCTCACTAAGACCATGCCAACCTTTCAGGACTTTGGCAAAGACGTCAAAATAGTCAAAGACTTTGATTTTTTAATGGAGTTTTTTGAAGAACTTTTGAGGGAGAGGCAAATAACAATTGCCATTGACTACGAAGCCACAAGTCTGAAGCCCTATGGATATGGTCAAAAGATTTGGTCCTGTGCCATTGCTCCCCATAATGGCTTAAGTATATCTTTCCCCGTGTCTTACCCTTTTTGGGAGCCCAAAGAAGAAGAGGCCATAAAAAACATGCTGGTCAAAATACTTTGGGCCAAGAATATTAAGAAGGTAGCTCATAATCTTAAGTTCGAGGACATGTGGTCCCGAGGTATATTGGGAGACGTGAGAGGCTGGCATTGGTGCACCATGAATGCGGCCCACATTCTTGACTGCAGGAAGAAATACACAGGCCTCAAGTTTCAGGGTTACATTAACTTTGGTTGTGAGGACTATGCCAAGGACGTTAAAAAGTACATGACCACAACCAGACCTGGAAGCAACATAAATATTCTTGACCAATACCCTTTGGACAAGCTTCTTCGGTATAATGGCATCGATGCCTTGCTCACTTACCACCTATATGAAAAGCAATATAGAATCCTAAACCGCCAAGGGGACCCAAGGACAAAGGCCTATTCCTTTTTTCATCAGGGCCTACTGGCCTTGTCAGATGCGACACATCAAGGCATCTGCATGGACGAGCCGTATTATATAGCAGAGGACGAAAAGTTAAAAGTCCGGCTCACAGACATTGAGGACAGCATTTTTACCAGTAAGGAGGCCAAGAAGTTTGAGAGGGTTACTGGCAAGAAGTTTGAGATTGGTAACAAAGACTTTTCAGCCAGTGATCTGCGGACCATGTTCTTTGATGTACTTAAACAGAAGTCGACCAAGGAGACGGCCACAGGCCTTAAGAAAATAGATAAGGACGTACTCAGTGACCTCAACCACCCCTTCGCTGAAAAGATAGTGGCCCGGCGTAAGCTGTATAAATTAAAAAATACTTACCTCGCCCAGTTCTTAAGGGAAATCCAAGACGGTAAAATGCATCCCTTCCTTGACTTGCATACTGCCAGAACGTACAGGAGCTCGTCCTCATTACCTAACTTTCATAATGTGCCAGTACGAGAAGAGGAGGCAAAGGCCATCACCAGGAAGGGCGTCAAACCAAGTCCCGGATATAAGATAGCCTGTGTTGATTACGGTTCAATAGAGGTTCGCATTGCCGCATGTTATACATTGGACCCGGTGCTCATTGATTACATATTTGATACTTCAACCGATATGCATAGGGACCAAGGAATGGAGATATTCCTGCTTAGTGAAGACGAGATAACTAAGGTAATTCGTTTCTATACAAAAAACCAATTCGTTTTCCCTGAGTTTTACGGAAGCTATTTTAAAAGCTGTGCCCAGAATCTGTGGGACAACTGTATTCTTCTGGATACACAATCAGGCATACCATTATATGATCATCTCAATGAACGTCTGTTTCGCGGCATGCCTGTAAAACAGCATTACCAGATATTTGAAAACCATGTAAAACGAGTAGAAACGAAATTCTGGAAAAAGTTTCATGTGTTTCGAGAATGGCAGGAAAAGATGGTGGAGGAGTACCAGAAGCGAGGCTACATCCAAATGTTTATGGGGCACCAAAGAAATGACCGTATGACCAGAAACAGGATTTTCAATAGTGCCATACAAGGCACGGCTTTTCATTGCCTGTTATGGTCCCTTATTAAGCTGAATAAAATATCCAAGCGAAGGAAATGGAAGACGAAAATCATTGGCCAGATACATGATGAAATCGTATATGACCTGCACCCAAAGGAACAGGACATGGTATTGGAAACCACAAGGCGAGTAATGACCGAGGATATTCGAAAGGAGCATCCCTGGATCATTGTCCCTCTGGTAATTGAGCCGGAAGTCACACCAATTGACGGAGCATGGTATTATATAAAGGAGGTAAAGGGATATGACGGATGAATTAAGTTTAGACAAGAAGTATCGGCCCCGGGACTTGAGTGAGATACGAGGTAACAAGAGTTTATTGGAAAGTCTTACCAGTATAATGAAAAGGGACGTTGGTCTACCATCCGCTTTCCTTTTTAAGGGTCCCAGTGGCTGCGGTAAGACGACTTTAGCGCGAATAGTGGCCAAGGGTATTGGCGGCACAAAACAAACGACCCAGGAGCTTAATATCTCCAATATGACCGGAGTAGATACCGCCAGAGAGATCATTAAAAAAGCCCAGTATGCGCCATTCGGCGGAAAAACAAAAGTCTATATTCTAAACGAATGCCATAAGGCCAGCAATTCATTTCAAAACGCCATACTGGAAATATTAGAAGAGCCTCCCGCTCACCTTCACTTTATCCTTTGTACCACGGAACCCCAAAGGCTTTTAAAAACGGTAAGGGGTCGTTGTACCCATTACCAAGTCAGCCCTTTACCACAAAAAGAGGTCATAGACCTATTAAAAGACGTTTGCGGAGAAGAGGAAGTGGCATTAACAGATGGGCTGGAAGAAGCCATTAAAAAGATTTCAGAGGTGTGTGAAGGAGAGCCCAGGCAAGCTCTTATCTGGCTGGACTCAGTGATTGATATGGACGACGATACAAGGATTAGAGACGTCATACAGGATTTTTCAATGGTACATCAAACAGTCTTTGATCTGTATAAGGCTTTATTAACAAAAAAGTCTTGGGTCAAGGTGGCCAAGATAATAAACCGAATGGAAGATGACCCGGAAATGACCCGACGGGCAATATTAACAATGGCAAGCAGAGACCTCCTTAAGCACGGCGACATGAGGCCGTATGATATCATTGAAGCCTTCACTGCGCCTTTCTATTTACCGGCTCACCTGACCGCAAAGTGCTTTGAATTATGGAGTATTTTGGAAGGTGAATAACTGCGTCTTATAGCGAAAGGACATGGTATAATATAGGTATGGAAAAAATATATGGAATTCAAAAGGTCATTGAGCTTTTAGACGTTAAAAAATCACGCCTTGAGCATTGGATAAACCTTAAGCACATTCCCGCTGGGAAGGTAGTAGGACATCCCCGCAAAAGAGTCTTCCATATCACGGACATTTATGCCATCGCTTTATTTCAGCAGACAATTGATTTCGGTTTTACAAGGAAGAGGGCCGCATACATCGTGAGGACGGTTAATTGGAATGCTGTATTGTCAGGCAAGGAAGACAGCATACAAAGGATCGCCGTCGAGAACCGCGGCTTCTGGTTTGATCTACAAAGCATCATGACCGAAATAGATGCAAAGTTGAAGGAGGGTTAATGGAACATATTAAAGAAGCCATAGGTCTCGCAGTAAACGCGGTCGCGGTCAAGCTGTATGGTATGACAAGGACAGAAGCCTGGAATAAAGGACGTTGTATTAGATGCAAAGGCAAAATCAATGAAGGGAGGATTAAAACCGAGGCCGGAAGTAAGGAGTACAATAGAAGTGCTGTATGTGAAATTTGTTTTAATGAAATCGTCGACAACATAACGGAGGAATGACATGCCAGATGATACCACAGTTTATAAAAGAGATTTGGAGATTGACGAACATGACCTCGTCAACGAGTTGGCTGGTCAGGCATTGCTTTACATGAAGTATGGTGAAAAGGCGGCAGAGTTACGGGCCAAAAGAGTTCGCCTTCAAGAAAAGCTATCCCTGATCAAAACAGAAGCGAAGAAAACCTTAGACGCTCACAAAGCCGAAATAGAAACCACCATCCGAACTACCGATCCCGCCAATTTCGATTTGGACCGTATGACCGAAGGCGCTGTCCAAGCCATTTTAAACACAGACGAACATTATAAGGAGGCCCAGGTCGAATACGGTGATACCGTTGAGCAGGCTGTGGATGAATATGCTAATATGATCTTGGAACATAGCATAATGGAATCCGCAGTCGAGGCCTGCGCCCACCGTAAGAGCATGTTGGAGAGTATGGTGAAGTTATATTTGGGCGGTTACTTTGGTGAGCCACGGGTCGACAGTGAAGAGGTTACTCCCCAAGTCACCAAAGCCTCAGTCACAAAGCAAAGGTCAGGCCTAAAGAAAAAGGCCAAAGGTCGCAAACTTATAAAAAGGGATAAAAACGATGGATAATAAAATTACAATTGATACCCAGGGGCTTTTTACCGGCATCATTAGTTTATTAAATCAATCAAACATCGATACGGTAGAGGCGTCGCAGATTCACAGAATGCCAAAGGTAAATGTAGACGGGAAAACTGATACGGATGAAATAATAATGGAAATTAGGGTAACAAAAATGACGGTATAGTATTGGCCGGTTGAACAATTGCTGTTAATCTTTTAATTGAAAGGGAGGTTGTTACAATGCCAAGCAGACGAGGTGCAAAACCAAAGCCCAAAGCAAAGTCACTGCAGGCCGAACGAAAAGCCAGAAGGGAAAAGTTACTTAATAGACAAAGGCAAGCACAGAAAAAGATTAGCGCCGGCGTCGGTTTCTTTCAGGATAGTCTGGAAGGGATTAACTTCTGGAGGTGTGATGAAGGCGATCACATAATTGATATCATACCTTATTATGCAGGCGAGAACGATCCCGATGTCGCGGCTGGTGACTTTACTTATGGCCTTTATGTGTACGAGCATCGTGATGTGGGCGGTAATGAAGGCAAGACCGTGATCTGTATGGATCGAACTTATGGCGAAAACTGCCCAGTATGCGAGCATAGAAGGATTCTTGAAAAACAGGGCGGTGATGAGGATATTATAAAAAGCCTCAGATGCAGTAAGTACCCTCGGTCAATTTATAATATCATTTGTTACGATGGCAATGAAGAGGACAAAGGCATACAGGTCTTTCACACAAGCTTTTATCTAATGGAACTGACGCTTAACAAGCTTTCAACAGACCCAAGACGCCGGCGTGAACGAACCGATGAAAACGTCATTCTGTTTGCAGACCCGGAAGAAGGCAAGTCCATTGCCTGGACCAGAGAAGGTCAAGGTATCAATACAAGGTTTATTGGACACAGGTTCCTTGACAGGGATTACGTTATTGAAGAGGAACTTGTCGAACAGGCCCCCAAGCTGGACGAACTAATTCACATCCCTACATATGAGGAAGTTTATGAAATGTATTGGGGTGAGCCAGTAGAAGGGGAAGCCGAAACCGAGGAAGAAGCTGAGCCTGAAGCCGATTCCCGGTGGCCGGCAAGAGCCCGGGGCCGAGGTCGTAGAAGGCAAGCTGAGCCAGAAGAAGAAGAGGCTGAGCCAGAAGAAGAAGAGGCTGAGCCAGAAGAAGAAGAGGTAGAGCCAGAAGAAGAAGAGGCAGAGCCAGAAGAAGAAGCTGAGCCAGAAGAAGAAGAAGCTGAGCCAGAAGAAGAAGAAGCTGAGCCCGAAGACGTTGAATGCCCGGCTGGCGGCGACTTTGGTGGCGACTTCAACGAGCTTGAAGCCTGTGACGACTGTGATGTATGGGACGAGTGCAGGGAAGAAAACGAAGCCCAGGAGACCAAACGCAAACCAAAGGCAAAGGCCCAACCGAAAGCCAAAGCCAAACCAAAGGCAAAGGCTCAACCGAAAGCCAAAGCCAGACCAAAGGCAAAGGCTCAACCGAAAGCCAAAGCCAGACCAAAGGCAAAGGCTCAACCCAAACGGTCAATAGGAAGACGCCGACGGTAAAAGGGGATAGTTATGAAAACTTTAATGATAATTCTTTCCGGCTTAGCCCTGGCAGGTTGTGTCACAGCCGGATCAGGCATACCAACCGGCCTCGGTCTAAGCAACGGAGATATCATCAAGCAGGATTTGGTAAATCCTAATCGGACAAACGTTTATTCGATAAATGGTCGATTAAAAATGTATTGGAAAAGAGACTATCTTTTCCACAATCAATTAAACGTGTTTGATAATAATGGCAACCGAAAAGCTTATATCCGACCCGATTATTTAAACCCTAAACAATACAGAGTTTATAAATAAAAGAAATGAGGTTGCCATGCCAGAGCGAAGACTTCCCAAGAGGAAGAAAAGCTTGATCGAACAGATCCAACGGGAAACAAAAGAGGTTCCCAAGCGAAAAAAGAAACTGCCGCATCCCGAAAGGGTGGTATCAACCGGCTCAACCCTCCTGGACCTCTCAATTTATGGAACAAGAGTGAGAGGCGGAGGGGTGCCTGGCGGCATTGTCATGGAAGTATTTGGGCCACCAAGCGCAGGTAAGACGGCCATACTGGTTGAGCTGGCAACATCGGCTCAACTTAAGGGAGGCGATATTCGCTTTGACGATCCCGAGGCAAGACTTGACAGGGAATACGCGCGCCTTTATGGTCTTCGCTTGCCATCTGACAAGTACACAAGGTCCGATACTGTAAATGAAATGTTCACCGAACTTTGGGAATGGCAACCGGCACCGAGAAAACAGGACTCAATAAACGTCAGCTGTGAAGATTCTTTGGCCGCATTGTCTACTGAGCTTGAAATGGGTCAGGAAGACAAGATGGGTATGAAGCGAGCCAAGGAGTTTTCAGCTGGCCTTCGTAAAACAGCTCGTATGATTAAAAAGAACAATTGGCTGATCGCTTGCACAAACCAAGAAAGGGGAGGCCCGGATGGTACAACGACCCCGGGTGGCAAGGGGATTCCGTACTATGCATCACTGCGCATAAGGGTGGCCCTTGACTTTAGAGGTTCCAAAATATACAAGCTTAGAACAGTAGGTAATAAAAAGATAGAACAGCTCATAGGCATCAAAAGCATCTGTGAAATCAAAAAGTCCTCAATTGACAACCCCTTTAGAACGGCCCCTATCCATATCATTTTCGGCGTAGGCATTGACGACGTGAGAGGGAACCTGCAATGGTACAAGGAAATGACCGATTCAAAAAAGTATCATTGCATCGACAGGGATTGGGCCGTTATGGACAAAGCCATTAAACACATTGAGGAAAATAACCTTGAGGGCGAGTTGAGAACAAAGGTGATAGACCTGTGGGACGAAATACAAGAACAATTCAAACCCGACCGAAAAAGAAAAGTACGGTTTTGAAAAGAGGCTTTATAAGAATAGAAGCCCCACATTTTGTGGCAGGAATTGAAGTTTATGACAAGCCAGTTCCCATTCACCACACCGCGCCGATTCTGAACTATATGAAAGGCTGGACGATTAGCAGAATTATGCGGTACTGTAAAGTGAAAGGTTGGAAATATATTTATACGGAGGAGCCTGATTATGGGGAAAGGCGAAAACTACGAAAGAGACATCTGTAAGTTTTTCAGCTTATGGATTACGGATCAGAAGAGGGATGATATTTTCTGGCGAACATCAGGCAGTGGTGGCAGGGCTGGCCATCGCAAACAAAAGAAAAAGGACACAGCCTTCAGTGCCGGCGACATGACTTTTATCGATCCCATAGGTGAGGCATTCATTAGATACTTTTTAGTTGAGATTAAAAGAGGCTATACAGACAAGATTTCTGTATTGGGCCTGATTGATAAAACCGTCAAAGGCCAACCAAAGTTGATTCAATGGTGGGACAAAGGCGAAAAAGAAAAAGACGATCACAATAGATATGCGACCATGCTGGTTTTTAAAAGGGATTATTGTATTCCGCTTGTAGCGTTTAGGGAAGCGACCTTTATTGAACTGGAAGATTGGGCTGGCCATTACGAAGCCAGTCCTATCATTACCTTAGATTTAAAGGCCTCCCATAACTACTGTCTTGTTATGCTCCCTCTCAAACCATGTATGGAATGGTTCACACCAGATATCTTTGAAGCAATATACAACATAAATGTAAATAAAAAGTAAAGGAGGAAATCATGGCACAAATAATTCATTTAAAAGACAGGGAGGCAACGAGGCCTCAAGCTATTTGCCCCCATTGCAAACAAAACCTGAAAGTCGATATCGATCCTTACAAGGAAAATATAGCCAAGATCATGGAAAGTAAATGTCCCTATTGTAAAGGCACAATTTTCACCGGCCTGTTGCTTCTGGCCCATCCTAATTTTGAGGGATTGCTGGGATGCATTAAAATCGTTGTTGAAGCTTTAGATCCCGCCAATAAATTATTGATAAAAGGATGAGATATGCTGAAGTGGTTACGGGTAAAGAACTTTCAAAGCCATATAGATTCCAAGTTTGAATTCGATCCCGGGGTTAATGTAATAACCGGAAGATCGCAAGCTGGAAAGACCGCCGTTCTACGAGCTCTGCGCTTGCTTGTTAAAAACCGGCCTACAGGCCTTAAGTACAAGAACAGGGATGCGCGAGAATTGGTATCTGTCCAAGCAGAGTTCGAGCCGGACATTTGTGCTGAGATTATAAAAGGGAAAGGCGTTTCCAAGTACATTTTAAACGGGGTTGATTACAAGAAATTCGGCACGGAAGTCCCTGAAGAAGTTGTTGAGGCTATTAACATTTCC